ATTCAAGCGAGATGTCTAAAACAAACGTTGAGTTTCAACATACGGAAAAACCGAAAGTCATAAAAAAAGTGCCGGATTATGCACACTCTAAAATTGTCTTAAAAGAGGTTGATTTTGATGAAGCCAACAAACCGATTAAAAGGATCAGAAAATGGGATTTGTAAAGACTTGTACAAAATGCGGTAAGACAAAGCCGATTGAGGAATTTCCGAAAGACTTAAAAGGCAAGTATGGGGTAAAGGCAATTTGTAAAGATTGTATGCATATTTACTATGAAAAGCACGCTGAAAAAAGAAAAGAGATGAACAAGGTTTATTGTGCGAGGTATCGGCAAAAGCTTAAAGAACAGGAAAGAAAGCTTGAAGCAGTTGAACTATTACAGGCAAGCGAGCTTTTGGGCGGGTATCGGATTTATGTCTTAAATCACTGCAAAGAGGGTGAAGTCAAATATACCTGCGTTAAGGTATCAACGGCAGAGGTATATCGGACAAACGATAAACGGAAATTTTTATGTTATTTGGAGGGGGTAATTTGACAAATGAGGAATACATTGCGCCGGAAGAAGTCCGTGAAAGGTTAGTCAAGACCGACCGAGGTTTTTATTGGCGCACACAACTTGAAGTCTACCAAGCGCACGGTTGGTTAAACTTCGGGTGGAGTTCGTGGTCAGATAGAAAAAAGGCGGCAGAAATATTGGCGACTTCACACCACATCGGATTTGGTGAGCCTATCGGGGCGTTGGATATGAGCCGACCTTTTGTTGATGGACACGGCACACACTATGTTTCAGAGGTGGCATACTTCAACCAACAATGCTACCAACAGGCGATGAAGTCTATTCGTGACCGGCTGATAAAAGCTATTATTCGGGTGGTGCTGATTGAAGATAAAAGCGTTCTTTATCCGAACAGCGGACAAAACAGGCGGTTAAGGAAGAAAAACGAAATGCGCAGACGGTTATTGTGTGAGGGGTTGGATATACTCGTCAAACACTATATGCCGGAAGTTAAGAAAAAGGGAATAACAGGGTTTAGCAAGGTGAAAGTGATATGAAAGCGATAGAAAAAGAGCTTGATAAACTTGTTCAAACGGCTTGCCTAAACCAAAAGTGCCGTGTGTGCGGTAAGCCTGCTGAGTGTGGGCATCACTTAATCGGGCGAGCAAATAAGATGTTACGCTATGATGCCATTAACATTATGCCGGTTTGTTATGATTGCCACCGGAAGATTCACGATGGAAAAATCAACCAATGGGAATATTGTGAGCCGGAACAAAAAGAATTTTTGAATATTGCTAAAAATATGAGCTATAAAGATTTTTTGATATTTGTGGCAAAACAGCCCGAATTTGAATATTTGGAGAACTTAAAACTATTTTGGAGATTAAAAGCAAAATAAAATTATCCACACCCGACCAAAAGACTTGACATTGTCAGATGGTATGGTATCATCTAGCTAGAATGGATAAATTGACTTTGAAAAAAGTTGTTATCTTTTCTCCTTATTTAAGAAGTTACTAACCGCTTGGAAACAGGCGGTTTTTTTGTTGAGAGAATCCTCTCTGGGATGGGCGGTGCAGAAATGTGCCGCTTTTTATCACTTCACCGAAAGGAAAGATGATATGTTGTTGAATGAAAAATTAAAAACAGAATACAAAAATCAAAGAGGCAGACCGTTAAGTTTTAAAACACCGGAAGAACTAGAAAACGCAGTAAATCAATACTTTACTGAATGTGAGGTTAAAGAGAAACCAAAAACAATGAGCGGGCTTGCTCTTGCACTGGGAATAGATAGAAAAACCCTTGTAAACTATTCTAACAAAGATGAATATTTCCCCACGATTAAAAAGGCAAGACAAACGGTAGAGCAACAAAATGAAGAAATGCTTGTATCCGGAAAGGGTAACGCAACCGGAATAATCTTTAATATGAAAAATAACTTTGGTTGGGTAGATAAAACAGAACAAGAAAACAGGGTTATCTTAAAACAAGCGTTGGTGGAGTTCAGCGATGGACAAAGTCAAAGTAATAATTCCGACTAAGTTTGAGCCTTTACTAAAACAACACTATCGCAACAAATTGTATTACGGTGGTCGTGCCGGTGGTAAATCTTATGCCTTTGCTGATTGTCTGATAATAAAAGCAAGACAAGATAAAATACTAGTTGCGTGTGTGCGTGAAGTTCAAAACTCGATTAAGGATTCAGTTTACAAACTTCTGAAAGATAGAGTTGAACACTACGGGTTTGATGATTTTAGGTTTTATGAGGATAGAATAGAAAACATAATCACCGGCTCGACCTTTATTTTTAAGGGCTTAAAAGACCAAAACGCACAAAACATAAAATCGCTTGAGGGTGTTGATTATTGTTGGGTGGAAGAGGGGCAGACAATATCCAAACAGAGTTGGGAAATACTAAACCCGACCATAAGAAAGCCGAACTCTGAAATATGGGTATCTATGAACCGCGACCAAGAAAACGACCCGATATGGAAAGCCATTGCGGCACACCCTGACGAAAGAACACTGGTTGTTAAGGTAAACTATTACGACAATCCGCATTGTCCGGAAGAAATGAAATATCTTGCCGAGAAATGCAAACAGGAAAACATAGATGACTTTGAGCATATATGGTTAGGCGCACCGCAAAATCAAGGCGACACAAAACTAATTGCCGCCAAGGACGTACGGAAAGCACAAGAAAACAAAATAATGAGTTCTACATCTCCACTCATTATCGGTGTGGATATTGCAAGATATGGTGACGATAAAACCGTTCTTTGCTTCAGGCGAGGGCGATATTGTTACAAGTTTATGGAATACTCACACATAGATACAGTTGAGCTGGCTAACATCTTGACCGCGAAAATTAAAGAAGATGCGCCAGCTCGTATCTTTTTGGATATGGGAAACACCGGCGCGGGTGTATATGACATCTTAAAAGACAGAGGATTTTCCAAAACCGTTCGAGGGATAAACTTCGGCGGAAAAGCAATCAACACTGACCGCTATTACAATAAACGTGCGGAAATGTGGGCGAATGCGAACGAGTGGCTTAAATCCGAACAGCCGGTGCAGTTGGTTAATGATGATGAGTTATTAGATGACCTTTGCTCGGTCAATAAGTTTTATGACAGTTCGGGCAGGCTACAATTAGAGAGCAAAGACAAGGTTAAGGAAAGAATAGGGCGTTCACCGGATAAGGCGGACGCCTTTGTTTTAACCTTTGCTGAGCCGGTTTATGACATCGGGAAAGTCAAGCCGATAGGCATACAGAATAACACTATCGAGAGTTTATTCAAAGAGCCGCAAACAATGACTTGGTAAGACTTTTGTCAAAAAACTTGAATTATTTAATTTCAATTATTTAGTTAAAAATCATCGTATATGGAAATACCGAATTTCAGAGAGGATTTGGACAAAATGAAACAAGCGATAATGGATAGGGTTTTTATAACCCCTGACGTAAAAAAGCAAAAAATCATTATTGAGGAAAAAGAAAAATACAAAACCGGCATTGTGCAGAGTGTTGGCGAAGAAGTGACAAGCGTTAAGGTTGGCGACCACGTTATATTTGAGCCGTGGGAAGTCGAAACAATCGATGGCTTGGTTGCTATTCGTGAAAAATGGATTTTAGGAGTGATAACGGATGAATGAAACTGATGAAGTTAAAAAATGGATTGACCGAATTTCATCGGCTGATAAGAAGTGGAAGATTTACCACGAACTTGTTAAGGAAATCCGCGAGTATTACAAGAACGACAAGAAAAAGAACAAGCAAAACATCTTTTGGAGTTCTATTGAAACCTTAAAGCCGTTTATTTACTTTAAGGCTCCGGTGCCTTATGTGGAAAGACGGTCAAAAACGGCAAATCCGGTTGAAGATGCGGCTTGTAAAATACTTGAAAAGGCTCTTATTCATAACTTGGATAGCCAGAACTTTGACGGGGTTATTAAATACGCCCGAAATGACTATCTTTTGAGTGGTTTAGGCTTAACGTATGAAAAGTTCGAGCCGGTTATTGAACAGGTATCGCAACAAATCTCCGATATTGACCCGGTAACAGGCGAGGCGGTTGTTGAAGAAATATCTGCCGAGGTAATGTCTGATGCCAAAATTGTTACGACTTACATTGATCCGCAAAAGGTATTGTTTGACGTTAATCACGTTTCTGTTTGGGAAGATTGCGAGTGGGTTGCTCAAATAATCGAAATGACCAAACGTGAGGCAATAGAACAGTTTGGGGAAGAAATCACCGCACAAATCTTAGAGCGTGGCATAAGCAAAGATGAAGATTTAGCCACCACGGTTAAGATTTATAGGATATGGGATAAAGAGGGTAAACGTATTATTTACCTTGCCAAAGAAGTTAAGGATAGATTTTTACGCGTTGATGATGACGTTTTGAATATCGAGGGCTTTTATCCGTTCCCGAAACCGGTATTTGCTACGCTTGCCAATGACGGACTTATTCCGGTGCCGGATTATTCGGAAATCAAATGCCAACTTGATGAGCTTGACGGTATCAATACCCGTATGAAGATGACAATGCAAGCCTTAAAGGTTTCCGGTGCTTATGACGGTGCATTTCCTGAACTGGCAAATATCTTAAACAAAGACGTAACCCTTGTTCAAGTATCTGACTTTGATAAAGTTCGTGAAAAAGGCGGTATTGAGGGTTTTGTTGGCTTTATGCCGATAGCACAATATATTGAAGCTTTACGCGCACTTGCCGAACGCCGTGTTCAGTTAATGGATGCCATTTATGAAATAACGGGCGTGTCTGATATAATGAGAGGTAACTCTAACCCGGATGAAACCGCAACGGCAGTCACGAAAAAAACAAATTTCGGTACTTTAAGAAACCAAGACCGACAAAACGACTTCCAACGTTATTTAACGGACGTGTTAAAAATAAAAGCGGAAATCATCTGCGAAATGTTTACACCGGAGTTATTGGCACAATATGCCGAGCCGAATGCAAATCCGCAAATCGTTATGCAAGCGGTTGAACTTTTAAAGAGTGATAAACTGCGGTCGCTTGTTTTGGGTATTGAAACCGACACATCATTTATGCAGGATGAAACAGCCGACAAGACGTTAAATGCGGTTAAGACAATCCACGAAATGATAACGGCGGCTTTTCAAACGGTATCGGTACAACCGGCTTTGCTTCCGCTTTATAAGCAAATGATTGATGCGGTGGTGGTAACTCTGCCGAATACAAGACAATTTACAACTGCTCTTGATGAAACATTTACACGGATTGAAAACGAATTAAGCCAACCGGATGAAGATAATGAGCCGAATCCTGACTTAATCCGCGCTCAAGCCGATATGATGAAAGCGCAAGCCGACCAAGTGAAGAACCAAAACGAATTTCAGGTTAAGCAACAGGCAAACGCTATCAAAGAGCAAGAAGTACAATTAAAGAAACAAGCTGAAGATAACAAGGTGATGATGGCAAACAAAGAAGCCGAAATGCAGTATGCCTTAAAGCAAGAGGAATTAGCACGGCAAGGGCAGACAAATGAAAACATCACTACAGGATATGTCGGGGGCTTTTAATGTTTAAAGAATTTCAGTTGCCGGACGGCACGATAGCGGAAAACGTGCAAGACGTGGAACGCTACATAAAACAAAATGATGTTGCTCTGGCAAGTGATTATAGCGGTGATTTCTTAAAAAATCGCCGTTTTTTTATGGAAAAAGCTCGGCGTGATGATATTCGCGCTGACTTCATTTACAACTTAAAAAAGGAATTATGGTTAAATGACTGAATTAAGACAGCAACTTGAAGAGGCTTGGACTTCCGCAAATGAGCAAAGTTCCGAACCGCAAGATGTGGCGACAAGTGAAAGTAACGAAACGGCACCTGCAGAGCCGGTTGAAGTTATTAACGCACCGAATAGCTACACAAAAGAGGCTAAAGACTGGTTTAATACGCTTCCTTACGAAAACAAGAAATATCTTGCTGAACGTGAAAAGCAATTTGAACAAGGATTAAGCCGCGCCCGCAATCAATACGCGTGGGTGGATAAAGCATACAATGACCGCAAGGATAATTTGACAAGACAAGGCTTTAACAATGCGCAGGAATACTACGACACATTGATTAAAATCGCCGATGACTTAGAGAATAATCCGCAAGCGACCATTGCACAGCTACAATCAATCTACGGTGTTGGCGGAAATAACGATAACGCTTTACAAAGACAGCTTTTAGATTTGCAACAAAGGGTTACACAACAACAAGATTACCTAAGACAACAAGAGAATAATCGTGTTAAGGGGGAATATGACGTATTCATTAACGCAAAAGATGAAAACGGCAACCTCAAACACGCTTACTTTGATGATGTTAAAGGTGAGATGATTAACCTTTTGAATATGGGTTTAGCGAAAAACTTTGAAGATGCTTATGAGCAAGCAATTTGGCGGGTAGAAAGTGTCCGCAACAAGTTGATTGAAGAAAAAGCAAAAAGTGGATTAGCCAAAGCAACGGCAACCGCCCAAAAGGCAAAAACCGCCGCTTTTGAGCCGACCGCTAAAGCCGAAGCAACTCCGAAAAAGCGTACTCTGCGTGAAGAACTTGAACACAATATGGCTATTTATGGAGAAGAATAATGGCAGGAAACGTAAACTTTAACAACGTGCTAGCCACCACACTTGAAAACCGTATGGGTGAGTTAGCTGACAACGTAACAAAAAACAACGCTCTTTTGTATAGATTAAATGAGCGTGGCAATCGCCGTCCGGTATCCGGCGGTACAAAAATCGTTGAAGAAATCGCTTACAATGAATCTGATAAAGTATGGTATAGCGGTTATGATGCAATTAACTTTTCAAATCCGCAAGTATTTACTGCAGCTGAATATGCTTGGAAATTGCTTGCCGCTCCGGTTGGTATTTCCGGTGAAGAATTATTGCAAAACAGCGGTAAAGAACGCGTCATTGACTTGATGGAAGCAAAAATCGACAATGCCGAAATCACTTTGCGCAATGCAATGAGTGCCGCTTTGTATTCTGACGGTACAGGTTCTTCCGGTAAAGAAATTGGCGGTTTACAGCTTTTGGTAGCTGACGACCCGACAACCGGTACTGTTGGCGGTATTAACCGTGCAACTACAGGCAATGAATTTTGGCGCAATAAGTCAAAAACAGCATCTGCTGCTTTGACCTCATCAACCATTTATGCTGCTATGAATGAAGTATATTTAGGTTGCTCTCGCGGTACAGACAAACCGGATTTGATTGTTGCCGATGATTCACTCTACACCTTATATGAACAATCTCTTGTTCCACAACAGAGATTTACAGATGCCAAACTTGCCGATGCAGGTTTCCAAACAATTAAGTTCAAAGGTGCTGACGTGATTTATGACGGCGGTATCGGTGGATATTGCCCGGCTAAACATATGTATTTCTTGAACACTAAGTACTTGAAACTCCGTCCTCACAAAGACCGTGATTTCAAGCTCATCGGTGACAGAAATCGTGTGGCAATTAACCAAGATGCTATTTATGCAATTATCGGTTGGGCTGGTAACTTGACTATGAACAACGCACAGTTGCAAGGTGTCTTAATTGACGCTTAGTTTTATCGGGGCGGGGAAACTCGCCCCTTTTTTCTAGAGAGGAAAGACAATGGAAGAATTAGGATTTGAGGTTTTTAGCAATATGCTACAAAACCAACGAAGCGACAATAACGTTTTCGCAAAGTTTCATAAAAAATGGGTAAAAACAGGCAACGTAAAAGAAAACGGACTGCCCGAATTTGTAGAGAAGTTATACATAGAAATTAAAATCAAAGGCAATACGGATGTTGTTGACCGCCCGGTAAATGAAACGGATATGATGAGGTTTCCGCGTGAGTATGCCTTTTTTAAGAATAAAGAAGAAAAGACAAAAGACGGAACGCCCTTAAATCAATTTGCCTTTTTGACGGTGCCGGAATTGGATGCTTGCGATAATCGAGGTATTTTTACGGTGGAAGATTTAGCCGCCATTACGGATGAACAGGCGCAAGATATGAATTTGACAGATGCAAAAGAACTGGCGATTAAGTTTTTGCAAATGGCAAAAGATAACCAAGCAATCGCTAAGTTTGAAGCACAAATAAAGAAACTCAAAGCCGAAAACGAAAAACTAAAGGATGAAATTAAGGCATTAAAATCCTAAAAAGGGGGAATAATGGCAAGTATCTTACAGATAGCACAACAAGCGGCGGATATGTGTGCGGTGCAACGTCCGACTGATTTGTTTAACTCTAGCGCACAAAATGACCAACTCTTTGCCAGTGTCATACATTCGACTTTATCAAGTC